CACGAATACCCATATGTTTTCTTACATCTGCAAACAACTTCTTACCGTCAGCAAATCCTCTTGGTAGTCCAAGTTTGAACTGTTCAAAATCATTTGCAGAAGCAGCTGCTCTCATCTTAGATGCAGACATTCCAGTAACACCTTCTGCATCTGGGTCACGCTCACCAGCAGAGACAACTTTAATATCATCGAAACCGTAATATCCATGTCTTGCCTCTACACCGTTATACTTGTTGAGTAGACTGTTGAACTCATCAACTCTATCTGAACCAACAACCATAACAATTGCCTTATGTCCTTTGTTGTGTAGTGAGACTGCAATCTCAAACACATTTCTTGCTTTGTCTACAACAATGTTCCGTGAATGTTTTGGGAACATCTTCTTCATATATGCAACTTTTGTTGTATATGGTAGTGGATCTTTCTTTGCGTTTTCTGAGTGACTTGCGAACACATAGTAAGGTGCGCCAGGGTTCTTCTTTGCCTGTGTCGCAACTGCATCTAATAGTTTTTCGTGTCCAGTGGTTGGTGGATTGAATCTACCAAAAGTGAATACACAAGTATCCCCACGAGCCTCTCTAATATCCTTAAAAGTTTTCATTTATCCCAGCTCTTTATCGCAGTAAAGTTATTGAAACTGAATTCCATTCTGTCAACTAATTTAACAGCATTGCCGGAAACTCTATCAATGGCAACATACCCCTCTGGGTTGACTGCCTTAAAACCATTTGCGGTTTTGATAAAAGTTCCAATGCTCTTAACAGTATTTAGTTTGCTTACAATTCCCATCTTTGCATCTACAATATGGTTCTGAAAAGTAATGATATTCGTCAAATTAGCAGTATGTTTTTTAAGTTCACGAACAGTTTCTTTTTTGTTATCCTCTGCAACTTTTTTGGTTGCTGGTGTTTTTAGTTTATCAATTCTCTTCTGATAAACTCCCTCTACCCATGCAATATAACCTTGTGCATGAGACTTTGGATTAGTAATCTTTTGGCCTTTACGAACCATTGAGTTGTTATATGTTTTAAGTGATGCTCCAGAAAGGTCACCAGTAAAACTATTTTGGATGTTTAGGAAATTGTTAAGTAAAGTAGAATTGATTGTTCTGAAAACAGAACCAGCAGATGACAGTGAAGCAGTTACTTTTTCTGTTTCTGCCGCAGTCATTGTTGCACTACCAGAAACATCCTTATAGGTTGCATCGTCCATCCAAACTGTAGATGGTTTCTGCAATCCTTTGATGTTTGCGCCAAAAGATGCCTTCATATCTTGAAGTGCATTACCAGTATATGTGGTGTGCCACACTACACCAATCTTTGCATTCTTGATTTGTTTACCCAACTCTGAGTTTACATCAACTGCATATACGATTGTGTTTGGTTGAAATGTTAGATAGGATTTGCCGTCAATAGTCTGTGTAGATACATCATCAGTGAACATCAAGTCTCCTTGAAGAACACCTTTAATACCCAACTTAGAAAACTCTGCAAGTGCAGTCTTGAACTTTGAGTTCAATGCACCAGAGACATCGGCATCAATCTCTGCATTAGATTTATATAGTTTTGGATTTACATTAAAAACTGATTTCTTTGCAACAAAGAACCGTCCATCTTCTGGATCAATTCCGGCAAAGATTGCTGGTGCTCCATCCCACTTCACAGTCATATTGACAGAAGAACGAGATGCGCCCGCTAACATATCTCTTAATGAACGAACAAAGTTGATAGCAGCACGGCCACCATCAACTCCGAAATTTAGAATTTCATCTTCGATATGTTCTAAGTGTAGATTCTTCCCACCTTTATCTTCGGCGAGGAAGCCTGAAAAGTTTAACATTTAACACAGTTTCCATTCATACAAAGTCGTTGTCATTACTATTTATAATAACACAACTATTCACAAATGTCAATACTGCTGCCTTTTATAAATTTAGGAAGAGTTCTATCACCAAAAGGTTTGTTTTTAGTGATTTGCTCTGACAACAACTCTGCCTTTTCTTTTGAGTTAAATGAACAAACAACATCATTGGTCGGAAACTCTACTACTTCCCAACGATTACCATTCTTATTTACAAAGTATTTTGGATTTTTATACTTTGATTTCGATGTCCGAAAATTTCTCATAAGCCTTGTTCTTTCCAAGACCCACTCCGAAAGTCGTTTTATCAAATGCTGGGGTATCATCTTCCTGTCCACTGTCAACAATGTCATTTTGTGCTTCCTGTTCGCAATCATATAGTTTCATTCTGGCTCTGTCAATTCCTATAACAAATCTCTTGTTAGTGCCAGGATCATTGTAACGATTCTTCAGTTGTTTCACCATTATCTGGTTGAGACTTTCCAAATCTTCCGTTGATATGAGAGCAAACATGAGGTCAGCCGTAGCAGGCAAACCAAAACTTTCTGATGTATCTTCCAAACCCACATCTGAGTTTGAGAAGCCTCCACGAGTAGTTTGTGTCGCTGACATAATCGGCACATTATTTTCCACTGCAAGCCCTCTAAGTTCTTCGGCAATCGCCTTGATATAGAAGTAAGATCCGACATTTGCGTTCCCCTTAAATCTAGATGATGAACAGATATTCAAATAATCAATAAAGATAATATCTGGTCTGAACGACTTCTTTAGAGCCAGTTCCTTAATTAAACTTCTGAAATGTCCAGAGTGAGCAGATGCAGTTGGGTATTCTTTGATAATCAACTTTCCGTTGGTCTTTGTTTGAATTTTGGAGAGGCGATCAGTAAACATTTTCTTTGGTAACTCATGTAAGTCATCCATAGTAATGTTCATAAGGTTCGCATCAATTCTTTCTGCAATCCGTTCTTCTGCCATCTCCATAGTGATGTATAGAACATTCTTACCTTGCATGAGGGTTGACGCTGCCATGTGACACATGAACAACGATTTACCAACACCAGTTCCAGCAAGGGCAATGTTCAAAGTTTTTTGTGGTAGTCCGCCTTTGGTAATCTTGTTAAAGTAATCCAAGTCGAACTCTATCTTTTCTTCTTTCTTATGGTAGAACTCAAATCGGTTCTCACCATCTTCTACATAATCGTGTCCTACACTCTGGTCAAAAGCAACTGATAGTGCCTCTGATAGAATGGATGGTATTGCTTCTGAAGTATGTGTTTTGTCCTTTCCCTCAATAATCTGAATACCACTAAGGATAGCATTGTAGACTGCCTTATCCTTACAAAACTTTTCTGTCGTATCCACCAACCACTGCATATCAACTTCTGCATGGGATAGTGTCTCAACAATAGTTAGAACAGATTTGAATTCTTCTTCATTCAAATCTTTTCTGTTATCAAGTTCAATAGAGAGGGCTTCTTTTGTAGGTTGATTCCCATACTTCTCCATGAACTTGTTGATTTCTTCAAATACAACTCTTTCGTGACGATTGGTAAAATACTCTGGTTTGATAAATGGTAGAACCTTTCTTGCATATGGTTCGTTATATACTAGGTTACTAAGTGCCGTTCTTTCAATCGTCTGTGTTGACATACTGTAATTCATCCTTATCTAATTGTTCTCTTAAAATGTCTTGTAGAACATCGCCGATGACTTTGTAAAAATCATCGTCAAACATCTCTTTTGGTAGTCCATTGGAGTCTAACACATCAAACTCAAATTGTAAAGAGGCTTCTGTTTTTTCTTCATTCTCAATTACTTTAACCTCACCGTAACGATAAACAACCCCTTGATATTTGCCTGCCTCTTCAGTTAGTCCAACACCTGTCCATGTCTTATCTTTATTTTCCACAAACTTATACATAATGTAAATAACTTCCTATGATGTATTTTGGTTTATTCACTGGTTTTGTTCCAGCGTGTAGATGTGTCCACATTGGGGGGAACATCAACATTCTACCTGTCTTTGGTTGAACTGAAATATTCCATTGAGGGAATGTAGTGTGTCCTGCTTCATTATCGTCTAGGTATAAAAAGAATACCAAGAATCGTCTTGCAGAAGAATAGTCACCAACATCAACATGGTCACGAAACTCATCCACATCGTTTGGCATATATCGCTTCATACGAAACTGTTCAAACGCAAACTTTGGTGGAAACATAATATCAGTGACATTACTATCTTTGCAATAACGATCTATATAGTCGAAAAAAACATTCTGCAATGGTTTACAGAATGGCTCCCACTCTGGGTGATTTTGTAGAGTTATCTGAGTGAATGAACGATGCCCATCTAAAGTAATGTCCTCTTGTTGTTGAGGAGATTCTTCAAACATCGCAATAAGTTGTTTTGAGAACGACTCATTGATAACATCATCATATACTTGGATAAACCTGTCCATTAACCAACAATCCCTTTCGGTGGTAATGCAATCCCACTAGTCTGTGAAGTCCAACCATCAGCAAGTTCTTTGATTGTTTCAATCATAAACATAACTCCTGTTTTGTTGAAATCAAAGTCTCCTTCTGGTTCTTTACCTGTCATACAAACACCATTGACAAGCCCAACCCCCTGTTGTGATGCCTGAACCATTCTGGGGCGATATAGTGTGATTTTAGTAAAATCATCTTTCACTAGTTTCCCAATAATTTCTGCACCGTTTATCATTACAAGTGTTACTATTGTTCCATTTTTCATTTTATTGCAATCGCTCCTACGAATGTGTGGTTTCTCCAAAATGGTTGAACCTTATCAAATCCAAATCCAGCAACACTTAGATTACTTTGAATTTCTTTCCATGTATTTGGTTTCATCATGTGACGCAAAGTTCTCTCTTTGTCCATAATATCTTCTGTGGTGAATGCCTGTCTCTTATAATCATAATAATTGAAAGTCATCATATCTTGTAGTCTAGGGTCTTCACAAACAGTTTTCTCTGCAAAA